CTGACGTGAGTTGCGTAGGTCACTGATGAATCTGTCCATAGTAAAGTTAGACGTGTTCTTTCTGCGTACCTTGTCATGCTCACCTCTTATCATACCATTGGTACAGAAGAAGTCAATAGCACCAAAGAATACTTGGTTAGAACAGCTACCATCAATACCATGTAGCGCAATGATACGCTGTGATACTGTAGTCTCGTGTCTGTCTGTCGCAATCTTGGCTATGGTGTTAGGCAATTGAATGTCCATCAATGCCCACGCATCCTGCCTCGCACGTTTCCACGATACCTTTGCACCACTCAGTTCATCACTGGATAATGTCTCAGTCATCGTGTCTTGTACACCATGAAAGAAATCTTTGTGTGATGCACAGTTGAAACTGTCACCCACTACCCCGATGTATTCACCAGTGTCACCATTGATAACGTACTTCTTGTCACGCACTCGTGTTGGTTCAAAGTGTACATCAAACTGTAGGTTCGATGGCACTTCATCTATAATATTACTTACTAAATCTAACGGCATGTCTTTCTCCTTTCGTTAAGTGATACTATCTTATAACATAAATTCAAACAGTATGTCAACTATAAACATACCCAGAATAAAACTTGCTACATCCATTAGTCTTTCTCCTCTAGTTCTTCAAGCACATAGTCTGCATAATACTTTGGTCTGCCTTCATCATCTGTATCTGGAACAAACTTCATTACCCCATGCAACAGATGTTCAAGGCTTTCTAGCTTTTGTACATCTGAAATCCACAGGTCACTGCACTCATGTATTGTCATAAGCATATTCTTCAACTCATTGTGAGCCTTTAGAAATTGTACTCTTTCTTCATGTGTTATCTTCATGCTACTTCTCCTTTCATCCAATGTGGCATACTACGTCCTTTGTTATAGCTGGCAAACTTAATCTTGTCAACCTTGTAAAATGCACGATACGCTTTTATAGGCCAGTGTTCATCAGTCTTCAGGTGGTCAAGCCCACTGAAGCATTGAGGGTGAGGGGTCACAAAGTTTGTGTAGTCAGGCATATACTTTGTCCCCTCTACTAATGCATCATAGTGACGCATAGATGCATGGCCTGTGTTTGGTTCACCTGTACTCCTGACAGGGTATCTGTACATATACTCATCGTTCATTGCTTTGAGTAGACGTAGACCAAACTTGTAATTCATGACGTTGTCTCTCACCCACACAGTACATGGGTGCGGTACGTACGCTTTCTTGTACAACCCAGCTTCCTCTGCAAACTCAGGCGCATGGATACGCACCGCAGTATTTAGCATCTGTGCTTCCTCTAACACCATCTTGATAATGTGTTCATCGCATAGTTGCTTTGCGATTGCAACGGGGTGGTGGTCAATAATAAATCTATTCATTGTCTGTATCTCTCTTTTCTTTTTCTTTCATATACATTTCAAAGGCTTCTTCTGCTGTCTTAGGTGTGTATTCCTCTACGACAGTCCACGTATACGAACCATCAGGTTCACCAAATACTTCTAGTACAAGTTTAGCCATCGTTTTTCTCCTTACGCTTTATCTCATTGCTACACACATAGCATACCAGCTTGTGTGCATATAGCAACCATTCTTTGGGTATGTGCATTATGTTTTTGCAATGCTGGCAGATGTGCTTAATCATCATCTGTCTCCTCAAATGTCATATCATCGTGAATTTCCCAATCACTACCGACTACAATCCATTCTACTCCATCTGCCTCTGCTTTGGCGATAGCTTCCTCTGCATCCTTTGCCTCAATCAAGGCATCTTTGAACACATACTCTGTTGCCATTACTTTGTACTTAGTCATCTTCATTCTCCTCTGTCAATGTCCAGCTATGGCGGCAGTTAGTCTGCCAGTTATCGCCAATCCAATCACACTCATAGACTGTGCATACAATCTTGTCTCTGTCCTCGTCATGCCAGATGTTCAAGTCAAACATTCTGTCACCTATCTGTATGCCATACCAATCATCCCCATCACCCCAGATTTTGTAGTGTGGCAGTGCGTCAGTCTCATAGTAGGCAATCAAATCCTTGCGTTCATCATCGGATAACACAAGGTCAAATCCGCTGTCATAATTGTCAGTCATAGTCCAACTCCTCTGCCTCTAACCAGCACCCGCTGTCCTCACCATACTCTGTATCAAAGTATGCAAAATGTTTTTTTGCGGCATCCTGTAATTCATCTAAAGAATTATAGTAACCTAGCACCTCTACCACAATGTCCTCTGGTTCTACATCTGATGTGTTGTGATATGCGTGTACCAACCCTGCTGGTGACATGTCTCCCATTGTCATTACTCTGGCTATGTATCTCATGGCTACTCTCCTGTCTCTACAGTCACAAAATGTTTAGGCTCAAGGTCAGGCAGTACGTAGGTTCTAACCTCTATCCCTGCCTCAGTTCTGCGTATGTTGATTGACACACCTGCCAACAAGTCTGACACAAACAGTGTGTCATGTTCAAGATGTGATGTGTCCACCATCCAATCTTCTCCAACTTCTATGTATGTAGTCATGTCTGTATCTCCTATGTTTGTTTCGGTTATATAATACTTTGATACAGATAAGTGATGCAGGGCGTTTTCATTACGCATTTTTTCGGGGGTTTTGGCTGGACTCACCTAACCCTGCATCATCCCCTGTCGCAACAAGGATGCTCCTTTGGTCTACCCTAACGCACAATCCTTGTCACTTACCCTAGCCTGTTACCTGATGCAGGAACTACAGCTTGGGTCTATCTCCTTTCTTTTGTCATGCTGTCAAGATGCTCCTTGATTTTCTCAACGTGCATCCATGCCTCTTGGAAATGCCACTTGTGCCTACGCAGTTGTGTCATGTCCAGTGTCTTGCGCTTTTCTGTCTTTCTCTTTGAGTTTATTGCGGTCATGTTTCTCCTTCCTCTTTTTGTCAGGCACTGTCTGTGTCCTGCGTCTTGACTGAAGCAGGGCTTTCGCTACGGGATTAACTCTTGAGAACCGCACGAATACCTGCCCCCACTATTAGCACACCGATTGTGTATGCCGCAAGTGGTACTATACCTGTTGAATAGAGAATATCGTGACCTGCCATGTATGTCAAGACACTGCCTAATGATAGGCACATTACTGTCAATGTTTTTTCTAGTCTCATTTTTTTCTCCCTGCACTATCTCTGATAAGTTTATGGATACCTTTTCTACTTCTGATAATCGTCATACCATAGCCCTCATGTTATTGTCAACTTCCCAAGGTGTGACAGTCTCAGCCATACGCACTGCCTCATCCCATGTATTGTGTGATGAATAGTGGTTTGAACCTAGTGGTGTAACCTTTTCTACATACAAAGACCAGCACCCTATGGATTTACATATCACTACATACTCTTGGGCATTAGTACCCACATAGGTATTGCGTGTCTCTGGCATTAATTCAAAATTAGATATCATACCCTGCATCCTCTCTGAAATTCTCATATAAATCACGCCATGCCTGTTGCATGTAGTCATCAAAGACATGTTGCCTGTCCATTACATATTGGGCAAACTCTTTCTGCTCAGACCGTTCCATGTATGGATTGACCCGATACCTACACTCTTGGCGTAAGTTTTCCAATGCGTTATCCATATTACATTCTCCCTTAGCAATCAATTACAAAACCACTGAGGTCATTCTTGGCCTTGCCTTTAGCCTTCAGCCCCACGATTACACCCTGCGGGTCAAGAAAGCGCAGGTCATCCTTGTCACCATCAATGACAGGCAGACCCTTGAATGTCTTGGGTAGCTTGTCACGAAATACCACTGCCGCATTTGTACCTGTCTCACGCACCGCTGTCAATACCTGTTCGGCATAGTCAGGGTCAGCCTCACTGTAAGACAGCGTGAGGTGATAGTTCTCTGGCATTTTGGCATAGGCACGTTTGACAATCTTTGTGTAGTCATAGAACTGTATCTCAGGGAATTGTTCCATGATACCTGTCTTTTCGTACTGAATGTCAGATGTACCATTGAGACGTATGCACGGCTTTACACCTTTCTTTGTATTGCGCTTGCTAAACTTTGTCAAGTCTTTGTATAGCGCATCCATGAAACCTATTCGGTCAGATAGATAGAGCATAGTTTTACGCTCACGCCCACGTTGCACCACGCCCATCTGCCCACGTCCAGCGGTATTGAGGCAACCCTCTGCACAGCCAGCTTTGTCAGCCATAGCGCACAGATTATGCACCTTGCCCTTGTATACAGTTCTTTCTGGCTTCATATACTTGATGCCTGTCTCATACTCAGACCCATCACCCTTGATTGTCTTGGCATTGTTACCAACCCCGATAAGATTATATGTCATAATATATTCTCCTGTTGATGCGTTTACTAGGCACAATCCACGTTAGCAGATTGCCCCTGTAGTGTCAAGCAGACTTGCGCTTGCGGCCTACTGGCTGGGTTGCCAAGTCTACAATGTTAGTTACATTGAAAGCCCCCATGTCAATTTCATGAGGCCGCTTTGACAATTCCTTGTCAACAGCAGTCAACAGCAACTCAAATGTGCAGATAGAGTGAGACATAATACGTCCACCATATTCCGCTTTTAACTGACGTGCCGCATTACGACTTGCCTTGTATAAGGCTACCTTAGACAGTTTTTTACCCATAATCTTTTCAAATTTTGGGGCAATCCTGTTGAATTTTCTGTTGTTACCTTCAGATAAATTCTGGCCTGTCAGCCCTGTTGATTGATTCCAATAGTCTACTAAAAACGATACTCTAGCCATGATATATTCTCCTGTTGGTTCATGGTTGGGATAGGCAGATAATGCCTAGTAAAAACATCGTTGTCAAGGGGGCAGTGCTTAACTGGCAGATTGCCTAGCGCAATTGCCCCCCTGTTTATGTTTTGGATTTCAATTTTTGTTAGCTTACAGCGATAGACTTGCAACCCCAAGTGGTATTCGGAATATTCGTTACAAAAATTGTCGATTATTATTGTGTAACCTCGCCTATTGGTTTGGGGTAGTTCTGCGATAATACGCTCACCCTACATTATAAACTTTCCGCCCGTTGCCACCTCATCCGCTAGTCCTACCTCGCCCTCGATACCGCTACACTTGGTCGCAGTTCTGGTTACAAAGCGGTTCTCTAACATTGAGCCGTTCGTATCTTGAGTGCGTTGCCCCGCAGGTATCTGTCTCAAGGTTCTGTTTTTGGATAGTCCATCGACTAGCAGGTTTTATGGTTGCC